AGCACTTTCATTGCTAATTATAGATGAGGCTGCCTTCATTCGTAACATTGAAGAAATTTGGGTAGCATCACAAGCAACATTATCTACAGGTGGTGGCGCTATTGTATTATCAACACCTAATGGGGTTGGTAACTGGTTTCACTCAGTATGGTCAGAAGCTGAACAAGAGATAAACGGTTTCCATACAATTAAATTGCATTGGACCGTACATCCAGATCGCGATCAATCTTGGCGCGATGAACAAACTCGTTTATTAGGCGAACGTGGTGCAGCACAAGAATGTGATTGCGACTTTATTTCATCAGGACATACTGTAGTAGATGGTGCTATATTAATGGATTATGAATTAAAGTGTATTGATCCTATTGAGAAGCGAGGCTTTGATAATGCATATTGGGTATGGGAATATCCTAATTACGAAAAAGATTATATAGTAGTAGCTGACGTTGCCCGCGGCGATGGCGGTGACTGGTCTACATTCCATGTTATTGATGTACAAGATGTAGTACAAGTTGCAGAATATAAAGGCAAATTACCTCCAAAAGATTTTGGTAATATGTTATATACAGTTGCAACAGAATGGAATAATGCATTATTAGCAGTCGAAAATGCCAATATTGGCTGGGCAGCAATTCAACCTATCATAGACCGAGGTTATGAAAATTTATTCTATACATATAAAGATGATGGATATGTTGATGTAGATGTGCAACTTAAAAAAGGTTATGATATGAAAGATAAGAGCCAAATGGTTCCTGGAGTATCAACAACATCTCGTACACGTCCATTAATGATTTCTTCATTAGAAATGTATATGCGTGAAAAAACACCAGTTATTCGAAGCAAACGTTTGATACAAGAATTATTTGTATTTGTTTGGCTGAATGGTAAAGCTCAAGCACAGAATGGATATAATGATGACCTTGTAATGTCGTTTTGTATTGGCCTTTGGCTCCGCGATACATCTTTAAAATTACGACAACAAGGAATTGAACTTCACAAGAAAACTTTAAGTCAATTTCAAAAAACTCAAAACACAATTTATACAGGACGCCCTTCTAATCAAGCCGATGGTTGGAATTGGAATAACGGTTATGGAAATGAAAATATAACTTGGTTATTGTAAAAACTACCATGGTTCTATAATTAGTTATATTTATATTAAAAATAATATACTATGGCGTCATTAAGAAAACGTTTACAAAATCTTTTTGCTACGAATGTAATTGTTCGTGCATATGGAAAAGATAAATTACGAGTAGTTGATACGAATCGACTACAAGGAGTAGGTAACTTATCTCAAACTAAAGTAGCAGACCGATATACAAGAATGCATGGTGCTAACAAGCACATGGTAGGTGGTATGGGAGGATATGATTCCAACTACTATATGCAACAAAATCGTATGCAGCTTTATGCTGATTATGAAATGATGGATAAAGATCCAATTATTAGTTCTGCACTTGATATATATTCAGATGAATCTACATTAACTGATCAATTTGGTGATTTATTAACTATTAAATGTAATAATACCCAAATACAAAAAATTCTTTATAATTTATTTTATGATGTATTAAATATTGAATTTAATTTGTGGACTTGGATTCGCAACATGACAAAATATGGCGATTTCTTTTTAAAATTAGATATTGCAGAAGAAATTGGAGTATTAAATGCTCGTCCTTTATCTAGTTATGAAATTGAACGATGGGAACAATATGATGAAGTTACTGGCGAATATACTATTAAATTTAAAAATGTTGCAGATCAAAAAGCAGAGTATGATACATTTGAAATAGCACATTTCCGAATGTTATCTGATTCTAACTTTTTACCATATGGTAGATCAATGTTAGAAGGCGCACGTAAAGAATTCCAAAAATTAATGATGATGGAAGATGCAATGCTTATTCACAGAATAATGCGAGCACCGGAAAAACGTATTTTCAAAATTGATATTGGTAATATTCCACCAAATGAAGTTGATTCATTCATGGAACAAATTATCAATAAAATGAAAAAAATTCCACATATTGATCCACAAACTGGTAATTACAATCTTAAATTCAATTTAATGAATATGTTAGAAGATTATTACTTGCCAGTTCGAGGTGGTAATTCTACAACTGCTATTGATACATTACCTGGTATGACATTCACAGGTTTAGATGATATCGAATATATTAAAAATAAAATGATGGCTGCTTTAAAAATTCCTAAGCCATTTTTAGGTTTTGATGAAGGAGTTGAAGGAAAAACTACTTTAGCATCAATGGATATTCGGTTTGCTAGAACAATTGAACGTATACAAAAAATTGTAATGTCTGAATTAACTAAGATTGCAATTGTACATTTATATGCTCAAGGATTCGAAGGCGAAGATTTAGTTGGATTTGATCTAGAATTGACAGCCCCTTCAATTGTTTATGATCAACAAAAAGTTGCATTAATGACTGAAAAAATGACATTAGCAACTGCTATGAAAGATAGTAAATTAGTGTCCGATAAATACATATATGAGTTTATCTTTAATATGTCAGAAGACCAATGGCTTCAAGAACGAACAAATGTGGTTGAAGATCTTAAGCTTCGTTTCCGTCAAAATCAAATTGAACAAGAAGGAAATGATCCAGCTATCACCGGCGTGTCATTTGGTACTCCGCATGATTTAGCAACAGTACATATGTCATCATCTGATGTAGAAGAAAAAGATAAAGGAGGTCGTCCTCCAGAGGGTATTAAATCAGGTCAACATAAGAATGCATTAGGGTGGGATCCGACAGGTAGAAAAGAATTGAAACAAGCATTTGATCCTGAAAATCAAAAGTCAGCATTCTTACCAAATACACGAGCAGACAGAAAAGTAAAAGTTTTTTCATCTGAAAATCTAGATTTCTTAAAAAATATGAAAAATAAAAACCGAGGTATTATCAGTGAATCATTGAAAACAACTAAAGAGCGCCGTGATGATCATGATGCCGGCACCATATTAGATGAAAACAATATTTTATGATAATAAACATATTTATTTAATATAAAAAGAACTGTGTAACAAGATGACTAAATTAAAACATTCAAAGTATAAAAATACCGGCATTCTTTTTGAACTGTTAGTTAGAAAATTAACATCAGAAACCTTATCGTCAGACAAATCGGTTACTATTGATATAATTAAAAAATATTTCGGTAAAAATACAGAATTAGCAAAAGAATTGCAATTATATAATGCATTGTTAAAAGAACAATTTCGTAGTGAAGCTCAAGCATTAGATTATATTCGTACTATTAAATCAGCACATGATAAATTAAATCAATCTGTATTACGTAGACAACGTTATAATTTAGTTAAAGAAATTTCAGATCGTTTTGTATTTAACAATATGGCTAAAACTCATATCAATAATTATAAAGCATTGGCTTCAATTTATATGATATTTGAGTATGATGAATCTGCAAATCCTAAACAACTTTTAGAATGTAAGAATGTAATCATTAGCAACGGAATGCTTGTTGAAAAACGAGTTGAAATTAAAGATCCAATCATTGAAGCATTTGAATCACAACCTAAAGAAGTTAGATTGTTAACATATAAATTAATGATTGATAAATTTAATCAAAAGTATTCTGGGTTAGATGAATCTCAAAAACGTTTATTGAATAAGTATATTACTAATGTAAATGATACTGCTGCTTTAAAAGAATATATTGAAAAGGTAATTCCGGAAATCAAAAAAGAATTATCAACCCAAGCAAAATCAATTACAGATAAAGCAACAAAAATTAAAGTACAAAAACTTTCGGAAATGTTGTGTACAGTTGAAAATATGAAATCTATTAAAGAATCACATATACTTTCATTGTTACGTTATTTTGATTTAATCAAAGAATTGAAAGGATTACATTAATGAAATCACTTTTACGAGAAATGGAAGAAAAATTCATTGAAATCGAAGAAACGTTAGAATCTGATTCAAGTGAAGATTTAGAAGAACAAAATGTTACCGGAGCATTAGATGGAGGAGCAGGACCAATTCGAACTCCAAAAGCTTTTGCTAAAAAGACTAATAAAAAAACAGCAGAACAGCTAGGCTATAAAGTTGTAGAAGCATTAGATAAAAAATACGAACAACTTATAGAAAGTTATCGAGATTTTAAACGAGTTGGAGATAAAAAACCATCATCGCATATAAAAGATTCAATTAGAGAGATTGCAAAAAAATTACAAGAAATTGAAACAATTGTTAATCATACATCTAAATATAAAAACGAATCAGGCGTAGCTTCATCACAATATGGAACGGCAGCTGCAAAAGCAATGACAAAAATTGCTGAACGATTAACTAGAATATCAGAACGTGTAAGAGCATTAGGGGAGTAATATGTCAAAGCATCTAATTGTAGAATATATGCCATTTAAACCGGTTGGGTCATTAAACGAAACATCTGGAGCTGCATATGGAATTCCAGGTGGCTTTGTAGTACAAGGAGTTTTACAAAGAGCAGGCGCAAAAAATCAAAATGGTCGAGTATATCCTAGACAAATCTTAGAAAGAGAATGTGGACGATATCAAAAAGAATATATTGATCAACACAGAGCATTAGGAGAACTAGATCATCCAGAATCATCGATTGTTAACTTGAACAATGTTTCCCACAACATTTTAAAGATTTGGTGGAAAGGTGATGACTTGATGGGTGCTGTTCAAATTTTAGATACGCCATCTGGCAAAATATTAAAAGAACTTTTTAAAGCAGGTATTACATTAGGTATTTCATCTCGTGGGTTAGGATCCGTAAAAGAATTACGCAGTGAAGGTGTAGTTGAAGTACAAGATGACTTTGAATTAATATGTTGGGACTTCGTTTCAAATCCTTCTACGCATGGGGCTTTTATGCGGCCTACAAGCATGAATGAATCTGTGAATAAAAGTAATCAACCAAATAAATATAACCGCGTAAACGATATTATTACATCAATTTTATGCGAAGATGGTAAATGTAGGATAATATAATGAGAACACCAAACTTAAAATTTATTTTAGAAACGATATTGGAAGATCAACCGAAACCGATGTCTAAAGAAGAAAAACAACAATTTGTACAAGAAGTAGCAAATTTTTCAGCATTAGGCGAATCAGTATATGGTAAAGGTGATTTAGAACAAATTGTTGAGCGTGTTAAAAACATAGTAGAACGTGCTGATAGAATCATGACCGAAAGTGATGATTGGATGTCAAATGTTGCACATAAAAAGAACAATAAGAGAATGCACGAAGATTATCGCGATTTTGAAGCTGCAGCTAGAGAATTAAAAGAAGCACAAAATCGAATGGCTTTAGCATATGAAAATATCGGACAACATTTAAGTCGTTATTTCGATGTTAATTAATTTGGATAATGAATAAAAGATTATTATAATATAGGTAGAATGATGAACACCTTTAAAAGATTATATAAAGAGTTTTTTGGCTTAAACGAACAAACTGAAAAAGGTAGTATATCAGTTAAAGATCCTAAAAAAGCTGCAGATTTTGCAAAACAAGGTTTAGATGTAAACTTAGTTGACGAAGCTCAATTAGTAAATCATATTACAGATTATAGAGGCGGCGTTGAATATGTACTTCGAGATCCATCTCAAGCTAAAGATGTAGCAGCCCAAATACAAGAATGGACAACTAAAAAAGGTTTTACAGTAGTTAAATATACTATTTCTAAAACAGGTAAAGTTGGATATTTTTATTTTAGATTAGGAGAAGACCCAGAACGCGAAGCACAACGTATTCAAGGTTATTTTTCTTCAAAATTAGAAATTAAATTTTTTAGATTTAGAGTAAAAGAAGAACAAGCAAAACCAAAAATGCAACAACCAGAAATTTAAATATAGTTATATGAATAAAAAACAGAAACAACATCAAACGACAGTAGCAGGAAATCCATTAGCAGTTAATGTAATTGGCAATCAAAGAGAAGATTTAGCATTTGCACTTAAATCATGGAAACGAAAAGTAAAAGCTTCTGGAATTTTAGAATCAATTAAAGATCGAAAAGAATTTGAAAAACCAAGTGTTAAAAGAAGAAAACAACTTCAAGCGGCACAATTCATGCAAAGAGTTCGAGATTTAAATCGCGATTAATATTATTTATAAGTAAATTTAAGCCCTAGCAAAAAAAGTTAGGGCTTTTTTACTGTTTTTTAAAACATGCTCATATTTATTTGTAAATACGCTATTCCTTATATAGTGTCTAGTAAATATAAATTTCTATTAAGATTCTTAATAATCTTACTTCCAAAAACAATTTAGGAGAACAAACAATGGCAAAATCAGACTTGCTAAAAGAAGCAATCGCTGACGCAAAAGCTGTTAAAGAAACTGCTTTAGCTAACGCTAAAATTGCTTTACAAGAAGCCTTTGCACCTCGTTTAGAAAGAATGTTAGCAACTAAACTAACAAATGAAATCGAAGGTGATGAAGAAGAAGTTGATGCTACTATTGATGATGCGGGCATGGAACCAGGTATGGAGCCAGAGATGGATGCAGAAATGTCAGTAGACGAACCAGTAGCAGATGACGAAGCTGGCATTGATGTTGGTGACTTATCAATCGATGTTGATCAAGACGGAGAATTTGATGAGTTTGACATCATGTCACAAGATTTAGGTGGTGACGAAGAAGTACCAGCTGAAGAAGAAATGGGTGAAGAAGAAATGAATGACGAATTCAATGAAGAGCTTAACTTAGAAGCAATCATTCGCGAATTAGAAGAAGATCTAGACGCCGAAATGCCTGCAGACGAGTTAGAAACTGAAGGAATGTATTCTGAAGAGGATGAATATCCTGCAGATGAAGAAGCTCATGATGTAGCAACTGAATCAATTGATGAAATCATTGAAGCTATTCTTCGCGAAGAAGAAGAAATGGGTGCTAAAGAAGAAAAAACAGTTGAAGAAGCAGAAGATTCTGAAAAAGCAGAAATGAAAGCAAACTTAGAAGAAGCTTATGCAACAGTTAAACAACTTCAAGGTATTCTTTCTGAAGTAAATCTTTTGAATGCAAAACTTCTTTATACAAACAAATTGTTCCGCAATTTTGAATTATCTGAAAATCAAAAAATGAAAGTAATTGAAAACTTTGATAGAGCAGGTAATACAAGAGAAGTAAAATTAGTATTCACAACATTGGCAGAGTCATTCAACCGTCCAACTAAGAAACGTGTAGTTAAAGAGTCTTATGCTTCTAAACCAGCTGCTTCAACAGCTCCAAGCAAAGAATCAACTCAAGTTTTATCAGAAGGATTTGAATTGGCAAACCGTTGGAAAAAATTAGCAGGATTGCTATAAAACATTAAAACAAAAGGAATTTAAAAATGGAAATGTCTAATTTATTACAGACAAATGATTTCGTTCAACGCAACCAAGCTAAAGCGTTAGCATCGAAATGGGAAAAGACCGGTCTATTAGAAGGTCTTCGTACAGAAACTGAAAAAGCCGGTATGGCACAATTGCTTGAAAACCAAGCACGTCAATTAGTAAAAGAAGCTTCATCTACAGGTACCACTGCTGGTTCTGAAGAGTGGGCTGGTGTTGCACTTCCTTTAGTGCGTCGTATCTTTGCAGAATTTGCTGCTAAAGAATTCGTTTCAGTTCAACCAATGAACTTACCATCAGGTCTTATTTTCTATTTAGACTTTAAATATGGTACAGCTCAACCAGGATTTGATGCTGATAACAATAGCCGCACTGGTGATCCATTTGGTACTCCAAATGCTGATGACTCAATGTTTGGTGTAACTTCAACTGCTAACGATCCATTTGGTGGTCTTTATGGTGCAGGTCGCTTTGGTTATTCAATTAACGAAGCTTCTGCAACAAGTGCAGCTACAACTGCTTCAGCTGCTTCTGCAGGTTCTGGTTCAGTTAATTTTGATTCTAACTACACTGCAAACCTTTCTGGTTATTCAGTAATTTATGTATCAACTGCATCTTTATCTAATCCAGATTTAACAGCAGTTCGTTCATTCATCGTAACTTCAGGTTCGGCTATCACTGAAGCAATGAATGTACCAGCATTTACTAAATTCAATGCATCAACTGGTAAAATTGAATTCGTTGTATCTGCTTCAGCAGGTTTAAATGGTACTACTGCTTATACTGTTAAGTATAGCAAACAACCAACTGATATCACTCGTGGTGACTTCGAAGATAACTTAGGTGCAGCTGGTAACGGATATAACACTGATATCGACATTCCAGAAATCAACTTGGAAATGCAATCAGAGCCAATCGTTGCTAAGACTCGTAAGTTAAAGGCTGTATGGACTCCAGAGTTCGCACAAGACCTTAACGCTTACCACTCAATTGATGCAGAAGCTGAATTAACTTCAATGTTGTCTGAGTATGTTTCTATGGAAATCGACTTAGAGATCTTGGATATGTTGATTGCAGCAGCTCCTACAACTGAGTATTGGTCAGCTGTTAACAACGAACAATGGAACGGAACAGGCTTTACTCAAACTTCAGCTACAACTGGTGGTTTCTATAATACACAAGGTGGTTGGTTCCAAACTTTAGGTACTAAACTTCAAAAAGTATCTAATGCTATTCACCAAAAAACATTACGCGGCGGTGCTAACTTCTTAGTAACTAGTCCAGCTGTTGCAACTATCCTTGAGTCTATCCCAGGATTTGCTGCTGACACTGATGGTACTAAAATGGAATTTGCAGCAGGTGTACAAAAAATTGGTGCAATCAACAACCGTTACACTGTATACAAAAACCCATACATGAAAGAGAATGTAATCCTTATGGGATTCCG